GGCCACGGCGCACGAACGAACGTATCGAGGAACGCAAGCGACCGGACCGGACGCGCGGGCTGGTGGTTGCGAACTTCTTAGCCTCCGCTTCTGCGACGATGGCAGCGCGCTGGAAGGCTAGAACAAGCTCCATCTTGAAGCGTGGCACAGCCTTAGCGAGTCGCCGATCCCAGTCCTCGATACTCTTAGCCAAGGAAGCCTCCGATTAGCCGGTGTCCGGCCAGCAGCTGCTTGACTTCGGGCGGTAGCACATCGGGTATCGTGTTGATGTTGGAGCCCCCAGCAGAGACGGACGTCTTGCCGCGCTCCTTCCGAAGCCGCCACATGTGCGCAACGTAGACACCGCATGCGTTCTTCAGCCACTCGGGCGTGGTTGAGTAGCCAGCGACGTACACGACTTCAATGGCTCGCAGGCCCTTAAGCCAGCCGTCCGGCGCATCCGGGTTGATATAGAGAACGCCCTCTACCCCGTCGAGCGTGCGATCTCCGCTGTCGATCGTTGTGTCGTATGCCCAGTCGCCGATCGTGTCTGTCTTCGCTGTGGTGATCGACTGTACCGGGGAAACCTCCAGGTACAACGCCCGCGCATGCACCTCTGACGGGCCGTCGAAGTAGTGCGTGTAGGTCACATCCTCGAGCGTCGGATCAGCGCCAGCAGTCGAAGGAGGGTAGCCGCACCAGGACGCCATCAGCGAGTCAGCCCGCAGAATGTACTTGCCCAGCGTCGTATCCTCACCGGTGCCAGTCAGGCCCGGGATGTAGTCGCGCGCTTCCTCGGCAGTAATCAGCGCCATTGCTACCCCTCTAGGAAGCTAAGCCGCTCCCGCACTGCTTTCAGGATGGAACGGCGCGGCTTGCTTCGTTCGCTCTCTTTGTCGGCGATGGCCTCAAGGACCTCGTCATGCTTGCCCAGATCTACGTCCTGGACGATCTGCCGCGCGTTCGTCAGCGATGGCGCCTTGGGTGGCGGGGCTGACGGGGTAGCGGCCTGGACGACTGCCACCACAGAAAACCGCGGCTGTTCAGCCAGCAGGTAAGCCGCCTGTGCGTCAGTGACTTCCTTCGCAACCCCGGGAGCCCAGTGCTCGAGCGCGTCACCGCGGCCCGATGCCCTGTAGTAGGCGCCGTTATTGCGAAGCGTTGCCAACTAGGAGCGCAGCTTCACGAAGGAGGCACACCATGTGCCGTCGACAGCGACGCCAGAGCCGCTGTCAGTCTTCTTGAACTCGACCACGGTGCCAGCCACTCCGCCGGTCACCTCGAGATCGGTTCCAGTGCCGGTGATGTCCAGCACAGCGATCCCGCTTGCGGCGATGCTGCCGAGATCGCCGGTGGTGGTCTGCTCGCTGCTGACCTCCGTGCCTCCGATGTCGATGGACAGATCGGAGAAGTTGGTATCGTCAGAAGTGATCGCGGTGCCAGCGACGAACGCAGCAGCCTCGAGCTTCCACGTGCCTGACTCGGCGATGATGCAGGGGAATACCTCAGACGTGCCAGCAGCCACAACAGCGCTGTGCAAGGTGAGTGTGTAGCGTTCTTGGACGGACATTGTGGCCTCTATGGAGTCAGGTTGTACGACCAGTGAACGTTCTTCACTGCAGCGCCGTCGAAGGTGTCGAAGAGTGTGCGGGTGTCGCCAACTAGATTGACGATGCCGCGCGTGATGTCTCCCTGCATGCGGACGCGGGCGCCTCGCTTCTGGAACATGTTGAACCGCGACTTGTTGCACAGGAGAAAGCCGGTCTTCGTCTTCGTCGCGTCATCGTACACACCGGTGGTGTTGTACTCCTTGTCTACGAACTCGGACGGAACGACCGGGAAGCCGAACAGCTTCGCGATCTCGCCGGTGAGGATGGTGGCAGCGGTGCCGTACTTGTCGACGGTCAGCGTCTCGGTGAAGAGCAGCATCTTCAGGATGTACTCGGGCGAGACGATGCAGACGACGTCATCACGGAAGTGTGGCCCGTCGAGGTTGCCAAGCGCGGTGATGAAGCCAGCGGCCGTCTGGGCTGCTGACTGATCGGTAGTGGCGTTGGTATCGAATGCGCGGGCGCGGAGGCCGAGCCATGCCCGCCTGTGGTCCAGGGTACCGCCAAGGTTCGCGGTGCCCCAGCGTGCCCGGGTGTCCCAGCCAGAGAGGCCAGTGTCCTGGTGGGTGGCGTTCGTGTCGGCGTTGATGATCGAGTCTTCCTTGCCGTCAACAAGGCCCTTGGTGATCTCGGACTGCAGGAGAGGCATCGCAGCCAGAAGGCTGTCCTCGGTGGCGTCCTCATCGATGACGATCCGAACCGCCATCTTGATCGGCGTGAACGTGCGGTCGGCAGTGCTCGGAGTGCTTGCTTGGTACTGCGCGGGATCGTCCGTGGTTGCTGAGCCGCCCAGGAAGGGACGAGCGCCACGGGTCAGGAAGGGAAGCTTCATGCTGCCCATTGCGCCAACGTTGACGACTGGGAACAGCGCTTCAACGCGACGTCCAAGCTCGAGCGTACGGCGCAGGTCGGGCATCAGCACATCATCGATCCATTCGGCGCCTTCGCCGGCGGAGTCGTTGAAGATCTTCGCCACCATGTCCGGAGCGCTGCGCATGTGGCGGGCGATCAGTCGGTCGCTGATGCGTGACTGCTTGTTGCAAGCGCGAACGATGTTTCGGGCGGTGACGAGTCCCTGGAGTTCTTTCTGCCAGTCGCAGACGGGGTTCGGGTCGTCGAGCAGGCCGTACGAGGCGCCGGATTCGCCATTGGGGCCGAACTCCGCGTAGGACGCCTGCAGAACCGGGCCTTCCTTGCCCTTGTGGAAAGGCTTCTCCTTGCCCATGCCATGGCCGTTCTTCACGTCCCAGTCTGTGGGCAGGTACTTCGCCAAGGCGCGGTCGTCGGCGCCATAGGTGCGAGTGTTGGCGAGGTTGATCCGCGCTTCGGTATCAGCCCGCATCGCACCCTTGATCTCGGAGATCGCGGTGTCGTGGGCTGTCTTCGTGACGAGTTCGCCGCTATCGATCTTGGCTTTGATAGCCGCGACCGTTGCGATCATTTCAGTGGCGTCCATGCGCAAATACTCCCGATGGGGTGACTCGCCAATAGTAAAGCGGGCGCATACACTGCGCAAGGTACAATGCTATCGGAGAGTACATGCCTGACCTACCAGCACGCAGGAGCACCGGCCTAGTCGGCATCATCGGCGCCCTCTGGACCCGAGCGCTGCGCTTCATCGACCCGATCGAGTTCACTGCGGGCGCTGACTTCGCCGCTGACTCTCCAGTACATCAGTCCTACCCGACTGAAAACAGCATGTCAGCGCTGGCTGCGTTCCCTTGGGTGCGCGCTTGCGTGCTTGCCAAGGCTGATGATCTGTCGGGGCTGCCTGTGAAGGTGATGCGCAACGGTGAAGAGGTAGAGGGCCATCCCATCCGCGCCATCCTTGACCAGCCGGCGACCCGTACAACGTGGCGATGGTGGATCCGTCAGGTGGTTGTTGACTACGAACTGAGCGGCAACCATTACAGTCTGGTCGCGGGCTCCTCACTGCTTCGGATGCATCCGCTGAGGACCGCTGCGGTCGCGCAGGATGACGGTCAGACGCAGGGCTACCAGTACCTAGGGGATCGGGCTTACGCCTGGGAGGATGTCTTGCACGTCCGAAACGCCTCATGGGCTGACGGTATCGAGAGCATTGTGGGAGAGGGGTCGATCCGAGCTCTGCACGCTGATCTGACTGCTGACCTTGCCGCTAAGAGGATGACCGCCAAGACGGCGCAACGTGGCCGGCTGGAGGGTGTCTTTACTCCCATCGACTCAGACGTCGCATGGGGTCCGAAGATGATCCGCGGGCTCGTGGAGTCGATTCAGAAATGGGCGACAAAGGGCACCGGCTACCTGGTGCTGGGCGGCGCTGCCAAGTTCCAATCGGTGACGGCTACCCCTCGTGAGATGGAGTTCGCAGAGCAACGCAAGGACACTAGAGACGCGGTCCTGGCTACGTTCAGCGTCCCCCCTGCTCGGCTATCGCTACCCACCGCGAACTTCGCAACGCAGAAGCAGCAGATGCGTACCTACTGGGAGAGCCTCAAGGGCGGCACAGGTTCGGCAGTAGAGGACGGCTTGACGTGGCTCGCCCGCAAGATGGGCCATCCTGGAGACACCGTTGTATTTGATTACTCGGGTGTCGAGTCGCTACAAGAGGGCATGGGAGAGCGGCTAGCTCGAGTCGGTCAGCACATCCTGAACGGGATCACTGCAGAGATCGCGTACCAGATCGAGGGCATCGAGGTGCCGGACGGCGCGTTTACATTCGGCCTGCCTGCTGTCGATGGCGCTGAAGGAGTCGACGAAGGAGTACCAGCCGAGAGCGAAGCGGCTGTCGTCTCCGAAGTCAGCCTGAACGGCGCCCAGATTCAGAGCGCGATCGCCATCGTGTCACTGGTCGCAGAGGGCAAGCTACCGCGCCCCGTTGGCGTTCAGATGCTCGTTCAGTTCTTCGGGCTGACAGAGGACGCAGCCGAGGCGATCATGGGAGATGTCGGTGTCTCGTTCTTCATCGAGGAAGGGGACGAGGACGCAGCGCGGGCGCTAGCCTCGAGAGTCACCCGAGCTCTGTTGCCAAGCAGCGAGGAAGAGCGCTCCGCTACCTGGCGTGCGTTCCTCGATGGCGTGCACAAGCCGGCAGAACGCGACATCCACATTGCGACGATGCGGTACCTGCTGCAGGCGGCACAACGCTACGCAAAGCGGATCGAGGAGGTTGGCGGGCGAGACACGCAGACGCGCGCCACCAAGGCGCTAGACGATGCGCAGATCCTTGCCATCCTGTCAGAGAATGCGGAGATGGACCACGCCATCAGAGCGCTAGAACGACCGATGAAGACGGCGCTGCTTCGCTCCTTCCGTGCCTCTGTGCTCCGGATGGGAACGTCTCTCGCATTCGACCCGGGGCTGTCCATCCTCCACGAGGCTACCCGTCAGACGGCTGTGCAGATTACGACGATGCAGAGCAACGTGCTCCGGTCGCTGCTGTCGCTGCTCAACCAAGGCGCCACCATCAACGAAGTCCAGGCGTCCCTCATGACGTCGCACGCATTCTCCGCTACCCGGTC